TTATAAAGGCAGCGACGACCCAGCTAATAGAGCTTACAATCCGTATAATGAAGATCAGTTTATGTCTGAGGAAGAATTAAACGACCCTGCCGCAGACTTAACACAAGAAGATAAACTTTATCTTGCAATGAAGTGGGGTAGAACTTATAAACCTAGTCAATGGTTAGCTATGGAAAAGAATTATAATGATATGAAAAATTCATTTGATATTCAAGATGCCGATACTGAAAATACCTTGATTCATCTTTGTAAGACTAACTTGAAGATGAATGAGGCTATCGATATTGGAGATTTAGATGGATACCAGAAACTTGCCCGAGTTTATGAATCTTTACGTAAGTCCGCGAAATTTACAGGCGCGCAGAATAAAGAACAATCTAGTGATTTCGTTGATTGTGTTGGTACTATGGTCGCCTATTGTGAAAAAAATGGCGGACAGATTCCTAAGTATGATATTTCTGTAGACCATGATATTGTAGATACTGTTATTCGAGATTTAAAAGAATATACAAGATCTTTAATTTATGAAGATACAGCTCTTGCTAGGCAGATAGAAGATTATTTAAAGAGAAGAGAAATACAAGAAGATATTAAAAAAGATAAAGAAGAAGCTAAAAAGAATAATAAAGAAGTAACAATCAATGATGAAGATTACCAAGAAAATTCTGATAGAATAGCAGAAGAAAAGGCTCAAGACAATGAGGAGTATTATGAGGAGGAAGAATAATGAGTTTGCAAAATTTATTAGAGTTATCTGACTCCCGCAATGTAAAAAAACAAGGTCTATCAGAAGAAAGACTAAAGGCGCAAATGGAGCCTTTAAGGCATCTTATATCTTTTTATAGAGAATATCCTGATCTTTTAGTTGATTTTATGAAAGGTTCAGATAGTACATTTCGTTTTTATTTTTATCAGAGAATTTTTTTAAGAGCTTTTATGCGTCATAGATACGTATATGCTACGTGTCCCCGTGCTTTTTCAAAGAGTTTTCTTGCAATGCTTACTTTGATGCTTAGATGCGTACTTTATCCAAATACAAATTTGTTTGTTACTACGGGCGGTAAATTAATATTAATTTAATTTATATATTTTTAAGGAGGAGCAATATGAGTGCAAAAAACGTCCTAACTAATTTTGAAGTTATAGATTCAGAAGAAAAAGCTTACTGGCTAGGTTTTCTTTATGCTGACGGAAGTGTTGGTTCAGCAGAAGATAAAATAGAATTAGGTTTAGCTGAAAAAGATTTAAAACATATTGAAAAATTTAGAGATTTTATGGGAATTTCTAATAAAATTAGTTATAGAGAAGCAACTAAATCTTATAGAATGTCTTTTAGAAGTGCCAAATGTAAACAAGATTTAATTGATAAAGGCTGTGTTCCTAAAAAATCTTTAATTTTAAATTTTCCAACCGAAAGTCAAGTTCCTAAAACTTTAATTAGACATTTTATTAGAGGATATTTTGATGGAGATGGCTGGTTTACAAATACTGAAAGTTGTTTTCAAATTGGAATTATAGGAACTGAAAATTTTATTAAAGGTTTTCTTGATAATATTGAAAATATTAATAAAGATAATAAGATTTTTACAGTTCATAGAGAAAATGGAGCAAAAAGATACGTTTTTGGAGCTTACCAAGATGTTTTAAATTTTTTAAATTGGATTTATAAAGATAGTAATGTTTATTTAGATAGAAAATATGAACATTATTTAGATTTTATTCAAAATGGCAGTAAATATCATAAAAATTAAAATTGCCGCATATTAGAGAAATTTAATATGAAAACTGCGGAATTAAGCTGGAACCCTGAGATGGGAATCAGAACCGAAGGCTATAAAAACTATAGTCAGGGGCAACGCATAGTGGGTGAAAAGATATAATCCCACCACGAGACCGCGGCAACTTAACAAGTAAAGTTGAAGTTGAAAAGATATGCTGGTCTTATACAAAATGAAGTATAAGAACTAAAGGATAAAAAACCTTTAGGATAACAAAACGAAGGAACAAGCTGCTTCGATCACGCTGAGTAAGATTGATGAGCTATGTAGGCTACTTCCATCTCTCTCGAATGAGATTAACTGGGAGCGAGGTAAATCCAGAAAATCTAAAGATGATGTCAAATATGTATTTAAAAATGGTTCTTCTATTGATATTTTGGCGGCAAGAGAAAGTTCTAGGGGTCAACGTAGAAATGGAGGTTGTATGGAAGAATGTGTACTTATAGACCAGACAGCCTTGAATGAAATTATAATACCTACAACCAACGTCGATAGGCTTCTTCCAGACGGAACAAGGCACAAAGAAGAAACTGTAAATAAAAGTCAAGTGTACATCACTACCGCAGGTTATAAAAATTCATTCGCTTATGACAAATTAATTGAGCTTTTAATACAATCTATTGTAGAACCAGATTCTGCGATGATATTAGGCGGAACTTATGAAATCCCTGTATGTGAAGGTCTACTTGATGAAGATTTTGTTGCTCAATTAAAAAGCCAAGGAACATTTAATGAGGCTTCCTTTGACCGAGAGTATAGAAGCCTTTGGACAGGAGACGTAGAAAATTCATTTTATTCTTCTGAAAAATTTGATAAGTATAGAGTCTTACAACAGCCAGAACATGAATATAGCGGACGTTCTGCTAAAAATGCTTATTATATAATTGGAGTCGATGTAGGTCGTACTAAATGTACAACTGAAGCTTGTGTATTTAAAGTAACCCCGCAAATTCAAGGCTCATCATTAAAAAGTTTAGTAAATATTTATAGTTTTGACGCAGAACATTTTGAACAGCAGGCAATTCATTTAAAGAAACTTTTCTATAAGTATAAGGCGCGAACTATGGTAGTAGATGCTAATGGTTTAGGTATTGGATTAGTAGACTTCCTTACTACTACACAAATTGATCCTGAGACGGGAGATACCCTTCCGCCATTTGGAGTTGAGGGTGGAACATTTGAAGATGTTGTTAATCAATATAAAAAAGTTAGAGGAGTAGATGTGGAAGAAAATGCTTTATATTTAATGAAAGCTAATACGCCTATTAATTCAGAAGCTTATTCTTATGTCCAGACTCAGATGTCAAGTGGAAAGATTAAGTTTCTTATAGACGAGGTTTCCGCGAAGACGAAATTAATGTCTACTAAAGTTGGACAGAATATGGATACTGATAAGCGTAATGAATATTTAATGCCTTTTGTTAAAACTACTATTCTTAAAGAAGAAATGTTAAATCTTGTAGAAAGTACAGATGGTGTAAATATTATTTTAAAACAATCTTCAAGAGGTATTAAAAAAGATAAATTCTCCGCATTTATTTATGGTTTATATTATATTAAACAAGAAGAAGATAAAAAAGTAAGAAGAAGACATAGTGGGCTTGGACAAATGATGTTTTTTAGTTAAGCCCTTGGGTAAAAATAATAAATTTGATATATTATTTTTTTAATATTAAGTAGTTAAAGAATCGAAATGGAGGAAACGTGATGCGCGCTAGTAGGGGCGAAATTAAAATTTTTGAAATTTTAGACGAAGCTGGTTTAAATTTTCAAGAAGAATATAGTTTTCCTGACCTTGTAAGTAACAATGGTCGAGTTCTTAGATTTGACTTTTGTGTATTTGATGACAATGGTGATATAGATTTTTTAATAGAATATCAAGGAATACAGCATTATGAAGCTAAGAGCAAATTTGGTGGAATGTCGGGTTTGCGTAAGCAGCAATTTAATGATATGCAAAAAAGAGAGTATTGCTCAAAGCATGGGTATACTCTCGTTGCTATTCCCTATTGGGATGAACAGAGAATAGATTATGATTATATAATGTCGGCTGCTGGATACTAAAGTTTCTTGATTTTTATTAAAATGTAGATAAATTTGACAAGACGAAAATTTTATGATATACTAAAATTAGAAAGGTAAAGGTGTCTGTCTTGATTAATAGAAGAGAAGAGATAAAGAAAAAAGGCTTCAATATGAGGTCTATTGAAGACACCACAGATGTATATACTCCACAGAATGTTCCTGCTGACTTTTCTAAAATAAAAGTAGGTGTTAAATCTTTAAATGACGCTGTTTATAAAGTAGGATATTTAAAGAAAATTAATCCTAGATTAGCAGATAAAGAAGTTGTTTTTAGAGCTATTCATATGGGAGATTTAAAAACCATGAAAGAAATATCTAATTTCTTTTATAAAACTAGTGGTATCTATAGGCGGCTATGCAGATATATGGCAACCTTATACCGATATGATTGGATGGTAACTCCTTATATAAATGGAAATATTAATAATGATAAAATTGTAGATGGCTTTAATAAAGTTTTATTTTATCTTGATAACTTTGAAGTTAAGAAATTTTGCGGTGATGTTGCTTTAAAAGTACTGCAAAATGGAAGTTACTATGGATATTTAGTACCTCAAAATAACAGAGTTGTTGTGCAAGAACTTCCTACAGAGTATTGTCGCTCTAGATTTTTTGTTAATCAGCGTCCAGCAGTAGAGTTTAATATGAAATTCTTTGATGAAACTTTTAGTGATAGTGTTCAAAGAGAAAGGATGTTAAATCTATTTCCAGACGAATTTAAAAAAGGCTACAGTCTTTACAGACAAGGAAAATTAACAGGCGACTTTTCAGGAGATACGTCAGGTTGGTATTTATTAAACCCACAAAGTACTATAAAATTTAGTATAAGCGGAGAAGATTATCCCGCTTTAATTTCTGTCATTCCCGCAATTATCGACTTGGATGATGCGCAAGAGTTAGATAGAAAGAAAATGCAACAGAAGTTGCTAAAAATTATTATTCAGAAAATGCCATTAGATAAAAATGGTGATTTAATATTTGATGTTGATGAAGCTAAAGAATTACATAATAATGCAGTTCAAATGCTTGGTCGAGCAATAGGTATAGATGTATTAACCACTTTTGCGGATGTTGATGTTGCGGATATGGCTGATAAAAATACTACTACCACAGTTGATGAATTAACTAAAGTAGAGCGTACTGTTTATAATGAGTCTGGTGTTGCTCAAAACTTGTTTAATTCAGATGGTAATATTGCTCTTGAAAAATCAATTTTAAATGATGAAGCTTCAATGTATAACTTAGTTTTACAATTTGAAGGATTTTTAAATGATTTGATGATTCCTTATAATAAGAATAAAAAACTTACTTATAAAGTTCAGATACTTGCTACAACTATTTATAATTATAAAGATATGGCTAAATTATTTAAAGAACAAACTCAATTAGGTTATTCTAAGATGTTGCCGCAAATCGCGCTTGGACAGTCACAAAGTTCAATCTTAGCAAATGCGCACTTTGAGAATGAAGTTCTTAATTTAGTTGAATTATTTATTCCACCTATGAGTAGTAATACTATGAGTTCAGATGCTTTAAGCAGTACTAAAAAGAAATCTAATAATAAATCTAGTGAAAGTAATACAGATGGAACAATTAGTAATGGTGAAGTGGGTAGAAATGAAAAAGAGGATTCAGAGAAATCTGATAAAACAATAGCAAATAGAGAAAGTATGAGTTAAAGGAGAAAGAATAATGCATCGTTCAGTAGCTACTATAGACAATCCTGAATTTATTAATCTTCAGCCTTTAGACATTAACCCAGGTCTTAGTAAATGTGAAATCAAGGTTTTCTACTTAGGCGAAAACCGCAATCATACTTCTATATCTAAAGAATCTGCTATAAGTATGGCAAAGACTCTTAGAGGTGCTCCTATTGTAGGCTACTATAAGGAGCAAAAAGAAGATTTTGCAGATCATGGTAAAAAAGTTATTATTGATGATGAGGGCATTAAATTTGAATGTAATACTGTTCCATATGGTTTTGTAGCTCCTGATGCTCAAGTTTGGTTTCAGACTTTTGATGATAAAGATGATATGGGAAATATCACTAGACGAGAGTATCTTATGACTACAGGCTATCTTTGGACAGGACAATATAAAGAATGTTTATCTACTATTGAAGAGGGTAAACCTCAATCAATGGAATTGGATGATGATAGCTTAAAAGGTGAATGGTCAAAAAATTATAATAATGGCATGGAATTTTTCATTATTGATGACGCAATTATTTCTAAATTGTGTATTTTAGGTGATGATGTAGAACCTTGTTTTGAAGGCTCTTCAATTACTGCACCAAAAGTAAGTAATACATTTACCAAAGTTGATGATAACTTTAGGCAAACTTTATATACAATGATGCAAGAATTAACATATGCATTAATAGGAGGACAAAGTATGGATGGTCAAACACAATCAACTTCTACCCCTTCAGAAAATTTAAAAGTTCAGGACAATTTTAATTTAGACAATACGCCTGAAAATAAAGAAGGTATAGAAGAAAAATCTTCTGTTACAGATGATGCAGCTACCGCAACTGATTTTGTAAAAGAAGATGATAAAAATAAAGATGATAATAAAGATAAAGAAAAGACTTCTGATTCTTCTGATGAACCTAAAAAGGGAGAAGAAGATGAAGAGAAAAAGAAGAAAGAAGAATGTGCTTGTGGAAAAGATGATGAAGATAGTAAGAAGAAATATGAATTACTTCAGAATCAATACCAAGAGCTTAATAATAAATTTTCTGCAATCTTAGAAGATTATCAATCTTTAAAGAATTTCAAAGCTAACATTGAAGATAAAGAAAAAGATGAAATGATTAATCGTTTCTATATGTTAGATGAAGAAGATAAGAAAGATGTTATAGCTAACAAAGCTCAATATTCATTAGCTGATATTGAAGCTAAACTTTCAGTTATTTATACAAAGAAAACTATGGCAGCTCAGAGCCAATCAAAAGAAGAACCAAACAAGAATGTTGCAACTACTTTCAATTTAGATTCAGTTGAAATTAACAATGTTCCAGATTGGGTTAAAGCTGTACAAGAAAATGAAAATAAGTAATTTTGATTTATATAGGAGGATAATGAAACATGGCTGCTACACAAATTGGTAGGAGAGGCTTTGGTCAGGTAGAGCCTAACCATCTTTCAGGCATCGTAACAGGTCAGATTTTAGCTATGCTTCCTGTTGATACAGAAACAATGGGAGATATAATTGAAAATGGTAGATTTGCTAAATATGACTATGCTACTGGTAAAGTAAATCTTACTGGAGCTGGTGAATGGATGCTTATTTATAATGAAGAAAAACTTTATGATGAAAGATTCCAAAGTCATAAGGATTTTGCTATGATAGCAGATAACTATACTGATGGAGAAATTGTTCCTAGGTTAGTTTCTACTGTATTAGGAGATATATTTACAACAAATACTTTTGGTCAGTCAGAAGGAAAGAATAGTCCTATTAAGTTAGGTACTGACTTAACAAAAGATTTTGATGTTGAAGGTATTTCTGTAGAAGTTGGAGATAAACTTTACGTTGGCGCTGATGGTTATTTAGCTGCATCAGGTGACGAAAAAGGTCCAGTATTCCAAGTTGTTAAAGTTTATACAATGCCTGATGGACAACCAGGCGTTAAATTAATGAGAATTGCGTAATAGGAGGAAAAGTAAATAATGGCATTAGAAAAACAAAGTTTAATCGAATTAGCTAAAGCCAATTCTAAAGCTTTAGTAAATCCTTCCGCTACGTATTCTTTCAATGGAACTACAATGTCTGCGGAAGCTCTTAATAAAACATTTATTAAGGAATTAAATGAACTTGGTAGTGACAGACATAACTTTGATGAAAATCACAATCTTATATATACTTTGATTGAAACTGGTTTAACAGAAGTTATCCCTGCTAAGGTTCTTCAAGCTTATGGTCAGTTTGCTGATGTTAAGACATACGCACAGGGCGACAAGCCTGTATTTAAAGTAAAAATAAGCGAAGCTTCTAAGAAGCGTGCTAAACAGTTCGTATCAAAAGTTGGTCTTGCTGGTAGATACGAAACATTCAAGTTAGATGGTTACACACTTGAAGTACCAACAAGTGCTTACGGTACAGCTGCTAGAATTGAATGGGAAGAGTTACTTGACTCAAGAATGACTCTTAATGATTACTACAGCTTAGTTATGGAAGGTCTTGACGAAATGATTTATCGTGAAATCGCTAAATCACTTGCCGCAGCTGTAGAAAGTGTTAAGACAGTTAATAAGACTATTCAAACTGGATTTAATGAGAAAGAAATGGATAGATTAGTTCAGACTGCTGATGTATATGGTAAGGCTACTCTTTACTGTACATTCGAGTTTGCGGCTACTATGATTCCTTCAAAAGAATGGGCATCAGATTCAATGAAAGAGCAGATTTGGAATAATGGTGCTTTCACAACTTATAAAGGACATAATGTGATTATCCTTCCTCAATCATTTGAAGATGAAACAAATGCTAAGAAGGTAATTGATCCTTCTCTTTGCTACATAATTCCTACTGGTTCTGAAAAGCCTGTTAAGGTTGCATTTGAAGGCTCTGCTCAAGTTAAGTCTTTCGACAACAGAGATTGGTCTACAGAACTTCAGACATACCAGAAGCTTGGTGTTGCTACATATCTTGTAAACCCAGGTATCTGTGTATATAAGAACTCTAGTCTTACATTAGAGAACGCTTAATTATAAATGTATATTTTGGGAGAATAGAATAATGAAAATTATGATGTTCTCCCATTTATTTGTTAAAGAGATAAAAGGAGTAAATTGAATATGGAAAAAAATACATTAATTAAAGTCACAAATAGAGATTCAGGGCGTGTAGGCTATCAGATAGCTGAACTCCAAGTAAATCGTCAGTTTGCATCAAGGGAGACAAAGGAAATTACCTTTGATGAACTAGAAAAATTATCCTTTGAACCAGGCGGAGATGTGTTATTAAAGGAATATTTAATAATTAAGAATAAAGAAGCGCTTGATGCTTTAGGAATAGAAGTAGAGCCAGAGTATTTTTATACAACAGAAGATGTTAAAAGAATACTTGAAAAAGGTACTTTAAATGAGTTCCTTGATTTACTTGATTTCGCACCTGATGGAGTTTTAGATGAAGTTAAGAATTTAGCGGTTTCGTTACCATTAAATGATATGAATAAAATAAAAGCCATTCTTGATAAATTAAATTTTGATGTTATGGCAGTAAT